AAGCTGTCATAAAGCCGCTGAAAGACAAGTGGCATTGCTAGACGCTGCATTGGCAGATAAACGCCTTAACTACGAGCTTGCAAGACTTAAAAATTGCGCTGAATTAATGCAAAAGGGAATAATTTTCCACCCCAACAGTCCATATTCGTCAATCTGTGCTGATGTTGTCTTAACAAATCCGCCAAGCGTCTTGCCGCCCCACATCCATTCAATACCTACTTCTTTAAAAACCGTTGAAACCTCCGGCGCTGCCAAGTTGACTCAATAACAGTCTTCTTTCCCAGTTTCTCCTTGATTTTCTTGATCGTCTTTTTAACAAGAGGCTTGATCGTCTTCAGCAAGATATCGCCTAATGGTTTGGCTAGGACTGCCGCTGTTGTCGCGACAACCGCAATCGTTGCAGTCGTGACCACAACAGGCGAGCCAGGTAAATGGTTGCCGAGAATCGTTGGTATGTCCAGCGACTTGAACTGGGTTTCGCATTCTCCATTGATCCGCTTGTAACCAGTGATGACAGCAGTCTGAAGCTTATTTTTTGCGCCTATAGGTATTGCGTCGGGTGGCGGACATGGCAGCTCTGCCTCTACATTTGAAATGTCAGGCGATTGAGACCCGCTTGGCGAAGGGGACGCAGCCGGTTGCTTGTCAGCCGGTTTTTTCTCGGGGTCTATTGCTGGCGGTTTTGCTGGCCCATAAGTCAACGTTCCAGGTGTGAAATCTATTGGGTCATAAGACGGCATCGTGCCATCACACACCGTGAAATTGCCTTTTGGATCGTTGCCGTAAGCAGTTTCATTTCCAGGCTGTGTGCTTCGTGTTTCTACACAACCCGGTATCTCCGCAACAGGAAAGCCAAGCATTAACGTAATAGGAAGTTCCTGCGGAAGACTTTGCGGCGGGATAATTCTCCACGCAGGTATCTCAGGAACACCAATACGTCCTACCCCAATCTCAGGTATTTCAGGCATGAAGTCAGAGCGATTTGTCGCAGGTCAACTATGGATCGAACGCAAGAAGAACCGCGAGGGGCCACCTATTAGCTACACCGTGCTGAAAGGCTTTAGCTCGATGGGTTTTGTCGATCAAAAAGAAGTCTTGAAATTCATCCGTTGGCCAAAAGGCACTCCCACAGGCGACGCTGTGCGTGAATGGCTGGCAAGCTTTGATGACAGCACAGAGCCTGTTGCCTCAGGGGCAGACATGGCTCTGATTGCAAAAGAAGGCTTTGGGCCTGAAGCTCACTAGAACGGCGATGTAGGCAGCTCAATTGGTAGACCTGTAGCTGATGGCAGCTCAGGCATCACGTCATCAATCTGGCCAGGCACCATGTCAGTCACCATCTTGGTTAGCTCAGTCTGCAGCTCACCCATGTAATGCTTTGTGATTGATGGAATGCGGGTGTAAAGCATCACCGATCCAACAACCATGCCTGCTGACATGACAAATGATGCAACGGACAGAACGTTAAAAACTTTTTGCATGGTGAAAGTCCAAAAAAAATACCCTTCCTTGGTGTGAGGCAAGAAAGGGCGGTGTCTTCCGATTAAAGGCTAGCTCAGAAAGCCCACTTGACGCCAAACTTAGTTCCAACAGAAGGATCTTCTTCTGTAGTCAAAAAGCTGAGTTCTCCATAAATGCCAACTTTTTCGGCTACTTGCACGTTTCCACCCAGCTTTCCTGAAAGCTGAAATTCTCCGTCTTCGCCTTGTGGGCTGACAAAAGCTGGACCGCCCTGGGCGTAGTAGCTGTAAACGCCTTCGCCGCCTTCAAAACCAACATGCATGTCAGTTGTTGCGCCTAAATAGTCGCCGTCTGAATAGCCAGCGTTGTTCTCAACGTTGACATAAGGGCCTGCCAAGGCAGCTGAACCAGCGAGAACACCAGAAACAGCTACTGCGAATGCTTTGATCATTTGTAGAAGGGGTTGAGTTTTCTTGGGCCAGATTAGCTGGCCTAGTCAATGGACAGTTTTGGATGTGATCTACACGATCAGTTTTCATCCGTTCCAGGGAACGTTGAGTAGTGCTTTTTGTGCAATCCCGTGTAAAGACCACGTTGTGGATGGTCAGGGTTGTCCCGACCTTCCAGCATAAAAAGCATTGTCATCCAGGTATTGCGATTATTCATCGCAGTTAAATCTTCTGCCCCTGGCTTGCAGGGGATCATTGGATCAGGACGTTCCATTACTCAGCAGCTGCCCAAGGTAGGCCTGCAGCTTTGGTTGGAGCGCGTTGCTCATCAAGCTGAGCCTGCAAAGCAGTTTCAACTTCAGTAACTTTTTCTGCAGTCAAAGCATCTTTGACCCAGCCGACAACAGTGTCAGAGGTGAGGTCAGCAAAAGCAACCAGCGTGTCAGGACGCTCAAAGCCGATGCTTCCATACGCACCAGCCGAGTAGGTGTCGTCTGCAGCTGAAACGGTGTAGTGAGCAGTGAAAACGAAGCCATCGGATGTTTCACGATCCAGGTTGGCAATCGCCCAAGTAAAAGTTGTAGCCATGATGAGTTAAGACTCCAAAGGAAGTGTAATAGCAGAGCCCCGCGTTGCTACGGGGCGGTTTACTGTCAACCAGCCCTAAGGGCTGCGACTTCATTCTGCAAGTCCTTAACCATTGCGGTCAGTTCTTGTACCGCATTGACAAGGACAGGAACGAGATGCTCACCTTTGTACTTGAGGTTATCTGGATCTTCAATGTCAATAATGACGGGATTGTCTCCTTCTAACGCAAGGATGTCCTGTGCTTTGAATCCATAACGTACATCACCATTTGGTGTTTCAGTATCACGATCTACCTTGAATTGATATGCAGTCGGCTTAAGTTGATTAACAAAGTCCAGACCATAAGGTACCGGAGCAAAGTTCATCTTATCGCGCTCGTCTGATGTACAAGTCCAGCAAACTTTAACGTAGGCATCGGTGATAGATGTATGTCCTGCGACCAGACGGTTGCTTTCTGTTGTTGGGTTAAATACTGGGACGTAAGACCCAGAACTGTTAACGCCACCGATAGCAATGTTGCCGGAGCCAGTGGTGTTGTTGAATAAAGCTTGGCACCCAACAGCTGTGTTATAAGATCCGGTGGTGTTGTTAAATAGAGCGTCACTCCCGTCAGCTGCGTTCTTAGTTCCAGTGGTGTTTTTCTTGAGAGCCTTGCTTCCGTTGGCTGTATTATAAGATCCGGTGGTGTTGTTAAACATCGCTTCTTCCCCGCTGGCTGTATTAAAACCGCCAGAGTTGTAATGTAAAGTTAGATATCCGTTGCCTGTATTTCGATTGCCGGTAGTGTTAGTGAAAAGAGACAAATATCCGTTGGCTGTATTGTAATCTCCTGTGGTATTTGCTTTTAGGGCTTCATACCCGCTAGCTGTGTTTTTTTCTCCGCTTGTATTGCTGTTTAAAGCACTCTTTCCAGCTGCGGTATTGGTTGAGACGTTGCCTGCACCACGGCCAATTGTTAGCGTGTTGATAGTTGAGTCTGCAGCCGCAGTGATTGAGCTAGCAAATGAGGCGCTGCCGTTCGCAAGAATTGTTGTGGTGAATAAGCCAGATCCTGTTCGACCTCTAAATACGTGAGAAGTTCCGCCAGTACGGCTAGATTCAAAACCACCGTTACTTACTGTAGCACCAGCAAACGTGGCGGCTCCTGCCGTTGTGATTACAGTCGTATTTGCGCTCGCATCTGAGTTTTTAATCTCAACAGCATTGCCACCACCTACGTTTTGAAGTTTAAGCGTAGGTCTGCCGTCTCTACCATCGTTATTTTTAACTGATAGTCCCCAAGCGGAGTTACCACCGTCCGGAGTGGAGTCAATGTTAAATTTACCAGCTGCATTGCCAGTAGCGTTTATCGTAACCTCACCACCAGCAAATGAAGCGCTGCCGTCATATCCAATAGAAAAGTTCCCAGCGTTTTGCCAAACAGCGAGAGTATCGCTTTCACCAATATTAATCCGCGTAGAATTATCTCCGGCAGTACGGAACATACGCAAGCCGGAGGTCACTTGAACTGAACTTGCAAATGTGGCGCTGCCTGAACTGCTTATAAAAGCGTTTCTGTTTGTACCTTGATAGATATTTAGTGCGTCAATAGCTGAAGCTGTAAATAAATATGCTTGACCGTTTGCTTGCATATAAAGTCCAGTACCACTGGATGAACCATTATTATCACCTACATCTAAAGCACCAGCAAATGAGGCGCTGCCATTACCATCAATGGACGCTACATCCGCTGTGTTACCAGGATTGCGTATAGTAAATGATGAGTCAGTCGCTGATCCGGCTAATGCATCATAGACAGTGAGAGGGCCAGCAAAAGTAGCGGTTCCATTCGCAAGGATTGTTGTGGTGTGTGAGCCAGATCCTGTTTTACCTCTAAATACGTGAGAAGTTCCGCCAGCACGACTAACATCAATACCACCAGCCGCAGTTATTGATCCGTCAAAATCTAATTCAATTGTGTAAGCACCCGCAGTGGTGTTATAAACGCCAAAACCTTGACCAGCATTTCCAGCGTTGCTGACGAGCATCGTGCCGCCATAGATTCTCGTATAAACAACTCCCGAACCAACAGTTACAGGACCAACAAATGTGGCGCTGCCGCTCGCTGCCAGCGCAATTTTGGGCGCTGAAGCAGTACCAGTGCCGATGATATTTACGTTCCCCGAGCTGTCGATTCGTAGGCGCTCTGTTGGTGATGACGCACCATCGGCAGTTGTGCTGAACGCTAGGCGGCCTGGGCAGTCAGATGTAGATGACCATGTTCCGTCTGCAACTCCTCCAACCGATGCCGCTACGCCTCCATCCCCACCACCAAATTTAATAAACCCAAGATTGTTGCCGTTAGAAATACTGGAAGCATTTGCGTTTCTTCCGCAATAAATTGAGGCATCAGCTACGGAGGTACCTTTGAGCATAACTAAGTCATTGCCTGCTCCAATCGTGCTAGACGTCCCCACTAACAGCCTGCCCGAGCTGTCGATTGTTAGGCGCGGGGTATTTGATGTTTCAAACGCTAAGGCTTTATACGCGCCACCACCTGCGGCATATGAAGTACCAATACGGCCAGAGCTGTCGTCATGCTTTATGTAAACACTGGTTTGATTTCCAGAAGATTGCCTAAAAATTGCTGACATTGCCGCACTATCTACAACGTCCAGCTTCACAAGCGGGTTCAGCACTCCAATTCCAACTTTGCCCGAGCTGGCGATTCGCATCCGCTCAGTGTTGCTTGTGTAAAACAGCACTGGACCTGCGGCTCTGTTCATTACATATGTAGAGGTCCCAAAGTAGCCAAAGATCCCGCAATTAGTAGCACTATTGTTATTCCTTACCAGAACGGAAGCTCCAGACGCTCCACTAACATCTAGTGCTTTGCTAAAATTGCCTACATCATTCGGATTTGAAGTACCAATCCCAACATTGCCCGAGCTGGCGATTTGCATCGCCGGCGCTCCATTTGCATAGAACTGCTGTGTATTACCTTTAAGGATTAAATCCATCCAAGCATTTCCGCTTCTGTTGAATGCTTGTATTTGACCAGAGGTACTGGATGGCTTAAATATTTCAATGCCACTGCCAGCTGAAGGCGTTACATTTTCAGTTACTTGAATACCACCCGTAACATTTATTAGTCCCAAGCTGTTAACAGTTACGCGCGGCGTTCCAGCAGTTGTGATCGCTAATGAATCAGCTGCACTTCTAAACAGTCCAGTATTCGTATCACTACTGAAGTGCAAACTTGGTGCGGCAGCAGTACCATTTGCCAACGAAATAGAATCAGTTACGCGCCAACCCGTCCCGTCATACACCTTCATCACATAAAGACTATTTGTCGTATCTAGCCATTGCTCTCCCTTTTCAACTCCTTGCTGACCACTAACAGTGCCTGTGCCAGTTGTTGTGCCACTAGCCGTGAAGACAACACCAACCGCATTTGAGCCCGCACCAACAGACGTGAAATCTGACGTTCCAGTCGTCAGGATCTGATAAACAGTATTAGCAACTAACGCCGTTGCAGCCGTACTAGCTGGCGAAGCATTTGGCGCAGTCGTTCCAACATGAACTGGACCTGCTTTAACTAGATCACCATTGCTGTCTTTGAAGAACAGACCAGGGCTAGCAAGATTAGTGTTGACAGCAAGCTGTCCCTCCGACATTGCGGTTGGGATAGGACGCTTATTTGCTGTGCCAGAACGCAGGTGCTGTAGAGCCATCCTTAATACCTGTTGCCAGGCCGGAAATTATGGCTCTATCTTACGAGACTCAAAAACTGCCGTCATCCAGCTGACTGGTCAAAGCAATCGTTCCTGTCAAATTGGGCAGCGTCGCAACACGATCTGCTGTTGGATCGGCAACCGCCAAAGTTGTTTCAAACGCATTAGGGCTGGAACCTTCAAACACCAGTGATGCGCTCTCGTTAAGCAGCAATTGACCGCTAATGATTCCGCCAGCTTTTGGCAATGCCAGTGCAGCTAGGTCATACGCCGTCTTGACGCCATTTGGCGTGGCAGCAGTTGTTGTACTAGAACTTGCAACACCATCAGTCAGTCGCAGAACACCAACAGCACTTGTCGTACCGGTAGTGATTGAGATGGCAGGCGTTGTCGTCCCAGTCGCAACCTGGACTGGAGCGGTGCCAGTAACGCTAGTAACGGTGCCAACTTTATTTTCAATCCATTCAAGACCAGTTGCTGTACTGCTATTAGCGTTAAGGATGTAACCATTCGTTCCAACACCAAGCTTGGCCAGCGTGGTTGCTGCTGTGGGAACGATCAGGTCACCCTTTGTATAAGAGGCAATCCCCGTACCACCACGCGGTACAGCTAGCATTCCGCTAGTCAGATTGGTTGCAACGCGGCATTCGTTGCTAACTTCTTCAATTGCATTTTGTACATTTGTACTGCTAATACTTGCTGCAGGAGAAAATGCAACGTTGTTAGCTGTTTGTGATGTATAGGTAGATGAAACATCAATTTCAATCCACTGAGACCCGGAAGACAAAAGAATATCGGGCGGAGCAAGAGTGGCAGTAGGCGCTGGGGCTGTACCTGTTCCTCCAATGGCAACAACAAGGTAATAATTAGAGTTGTCGTTACTTGCAGAAGGCAGTGCATTCCCAACACTTAAACCAATTGCAGATCCTTCAGTGGTGACGCTTGCAACTAAATTTGTTGTAGCGTTATAAGTACCCCCTAAGATAATTGCGCCGGCCGAGATCCCCAAGGGCTGCCAAACGTTTCCATCCCAAAGGAAAAAGTTTTTCTCCAATGGATTAAAGAACATTTGACCTTTAAAGTCAGCTGCAGGCAAGCTTTCTCCAAATACAGCAGTAGAACTGTCTGCAAGCTTTAGTCCTGTAATTGCGTTGTCTGCGATGTATGCTGTCGAAACAGTTCCTGATGTTATCTTGGCTGCGCTGATGTCAGGAATGTCTGCCGCTAACAAAGCAGTCGCTGCAGAAATATGTCCTTGAGAGTCAAATGTTATGCCACTAACTGTTGCCCCAGTTACTGAATTGCTGTGGTTTAACGTTCCACTCGTGACCGCTAAACCTGTTCCAGGTTGAATAATGCCTTTTGCAGATGCTGTCGCATTAGGTAAATCAGTTGGCAGTAAACTACGGAATGTTGGTGCAGCATCTGATCCAGTAGCTGGGCCTGCAAAAACACTTGTTGCAACCTGTGTATCGAGTGACAGCGAAAGATTGGTCGTAAATGCAGTTGGGTTGCTAACAACAACAGCAAATGGAGTTGACTCCGTAACTGTTATTGATTGAATAGCTGCTTCTTGTGACCACGCTGCTCCGCTCCATCTATACGCAATACTTGTGCTTGTATTGAACCAAGCTTGGCCCGTGTACGCGCCAGTTCCAGAAGGGCTAGAACTGCTAACAACGCAAGTAGCTTGATTGCCGATTTTATCTTGAGTAACTGAATCAGCGTGAAGCTTTCCACTTGTTACTGAGCTTGTACCAAGATTGGCTTCAAGGACGATGCTACTGGCAAGTGTTGTTACGAAGGATCCAGTGCCGCTGCCTGTTACCGCACCAGTCAAGGTAATCGTTTGATCGCCAGTGTTTGTTCCACTACTGGTTCCACTAAATGTCGCACCGTTTGTCCAGGTCCCGGTAGAAGTTGCTAAATTTCCAAGACCTAATGTGGTGCGCTGGTTAGCAGCAGTCGCATCGTTTAGTAAAGCTCGACCAGCAACAGTGCAGCTAATTTCTTCAATAGTACCGCCACCTGCCGTACTTCGACCAAGAATTATGTTATTGCTAGTTGTATTTTGAATTTTGGCATAAGTAACCGCATCGTTAGCGATAGCCGCGCTATTAACAGCTCCTGCGGAAAAACTTGTCGCAAATGAACCGGTGCCCGTGCCAGTGACAACACCAGTTAAAGCAATCGTCTGGTCGCCTGTATTGGTCCCAGTGCTTGCTCCTGAGTGCGTTCCAGTAAACGTTCCGCTTTGAGTAGCTAACGTTCCAAGACCTAAAGTGGTGCGTTGGGCTGCAGCATTGGCATCGTCAAGCAGTGCTCGACCTGCTGCTGTTAAAGAAAAAACTGCATACGTATTAGATGCAGTGGCATAAATGCCTTGGTTTGCAGCAGTCGTTAGTCCAGAAATTGATTGCAGGCCAGCGTCGTAAGCCTGAACGTTTGTCCCAATGGCTACGCCAAGGTTGACTCGCGCAGCTGCCGCGTTACTTGCACCCGTTCCACCATCAGCAACGGTGATGTCTGTAATGCCAGTGATCGTGCCACTGGTAACGGTCAGGTTTGTAAGGGTTGATCCGTCAGCATTAAGCGTGGCAATTGTGCCCAGCCCCAATGTCGTTCGCTGCGCTGCAGCACTTAAATCATCTAGAAGTGCTCGACCTGCTGCAGTACAAACAATCTCCTCAATAATTCCAGCGTTGGCGCTGCTACGTCCCAGCAAACGGTCAGTTGCCGTAACGTTTTGGACCTTGGCATAAGTGATTGCATCATTAGCAATCGAAACTGTGCCTAGCTTTGTCGTACTGCTTTGATCAAGCTTGTTTAGGTCAAGAGTGCTGACATCGATCAGGTCAAGACCGGCGTCAACAAGGTTTTTTACAGTAACCTTCTTGGTCTCAGAGCCGCTAATGTCCGAAATAGGCAGGACGTCTATCGCCGCAACCCCAGCCTTGGACAGCTCGTTAAGCTGCGTAATTCGTTGGTCAGCCAAGGCTCAGCTCCTTATGGCAGGGTTGCTTGAGTTTAGTTTAATCCGTAACTTCCTTTAGGAGGAAATCAAGAGACTGCTCTTGACGGATTCGATCGTCATCTTCTTTAAGCAGGTACTCAGCCAACGTCCCAACCACAAGCTTTAACTCGCCTGTGGTTACAAAATCTAAAGTACAACTGATAACGTCTCCAGCATCAACTTTAACTCCAGAATTAGTGACAACAGCCGTAAGTGCATAAAAAACACTTTGGTGAGAGGGGAGCACCTCTCTGTCTATCAAATACAAAAACAAATCAAAAGCGCAGCCTAAGTCCAGTCTTTGAATTAGCTGCAGCATCAACAAGGGCGTTTCTTTTCCACCACTGCCTATGGTATTAAAAAGACATTCGATGCGACCGCTACCACTAATTAATCCAGCGTTATACTGATTTTTGAACTTATCAGAAAGAACTGTCGTATCAACACGCTCGCGGCTAGCGTTAAATTCATAGCTAGTGACGTCGCCAAGAACATTAGATCCAGCGTCTCTAGCGGTAATTGTTACCGACAGAGGGTCGCCAGTAAAGGCTTGCAATGCAATTTCGCTGCTTCGATTATTGTTCACAGCGTCTGCAAATGTTGGATAGAAACGCAAGCCGCCTGCGGAATTTATATTTACAAAAGTGCTATAAGTGTCTTGTACTGTTCCAGAAGACCAGTTAGAGGCCGGGATGAACAGAAGCTTTCGTGCGTCAGTCGTTTCAATATCAATCTTGTCTCCTGTAAAAAGATTATCTATTCCGTTTTCGGTTCCAATGCGATTAAGAGCTGTACTGACATCATCGCTAGTGATTTTTTCTGACAGCACACCTAGGACTACTGCCGTTCCACGGCGCAATTGAACGTTGCCTTGAGTCCCAAGAAAAAATGTCATTAATCAAGCGATAGCTGTGGATAATTTAATAACTTTAGCAAATTCTCCGTCAACTGTGAAATTGATAGGCACTACAGCCAATTCTCCTGTCGCAGTGGAAACGCTTGCAGAAGTAATAAAAGCGTTGAACTCGATAGTATCGTGATCCGGTTTTTCAGCAAGCCCCGAGCCGACTTTCAGCTTGAATGCTAGAGCCGTGCTTGAAATATCACCCGTTGTCATAATCTTGGACAGCACCTCAGTAAATTCCACAAGACCAGCCTCAATCTCGACCGCATCAAGCCTGTAATAAATTAAAGTGGCACTACCCGTTGCTCCTTTCCTTCCAGGAGTGAAAGTGTTTGCGCTGCTGGAGATATCATTGGTGCTCAAAAGCTCTACTGTGGCCTCGATAGACCAGTCACGAATCTTAGCGACAACCTTGTCGCCAAGAAGTAGCGAGCCTGTGCGTCCGGTGTAAAAGCCCATTGCTTCGCTGGTTCTAGAACATTGGCTTCATATTAGCTCACCTTAAACAAGCTGGGCCTGAAGTCCGCAACACGAGCGCGTTGCTGGTCATCGCAGGGGTACTCAATAGCTCTTACCGTCACTTCGCCATCTTCATCCATCTCAACCTCAGTGATCCTAAATACACGTTTTTCTCTTGAAGCCCTTCCCATAACATAAAGTTGGCCAGCTCTCCCAGCTAAAACGTCAGACAACCCGGTCGGAAATTCCACATCATTTTTGGCATCAACGTTTGCGCTGTCTCTGTTATAAAACAAAAAGTTGTACAGTCCTTCTTCCATAATGTTCTGTAGCGGAGAGTTAAGTGATTCATCCTTGCTGACAACGCCAGAAGACGTCTTGTCCCAAGAATTAAAGCCAATATCCACATAAATAAACGCTCCAGGCTCTATTGGGTTACTTGATGGGAACGTCTTGAACTCCACGCCCCGTCGGACATACCTGCGTTGGTTTACAAGCATTTTGCCAAACATGATCGCCTGCTGCCTGCTCGTAACAAATGCACTTAGATCAAACGTTTCCCTGATTGATGACGGTAAGTCGGCAATGTCGAGTCGTCGGACATTTACTGTTCTTTTGCGTTGAAAAATTGACTTTGAAGATTCTTCTCTATAAATAATGCTTGCAACAAGATCTTGCGTGCTTGCTCCGTAGTCTAAAAATTCTTCCTTGTAAGAATCTTCAAGAATATTGCCTGTCGTAAATAGTGCAGAAATAGTTAACGAAATCGGATAACCGTTGGCATCTGCAGCTTGACCAGTTTTGCTTACAGGCAATGCAGGCACTAAAGTTTCTTTGCCATTTTTTCTCGCGAACTCAAGCAGGCTAAAAGGAGCATTGTTTACCCAAAAATCACGCCAAGACGATTGGTCAGCAATAACCCCATCCATATTCAAAGTAATGGGCTTTACCGACTCGCCTGAGTCAAAGTCAAGCTCGGTAGGTAAATTGTTGTTTTCACAAAAGTTCTTTGCCAACCAAAGACTTGACTTGTCTAAAACTGTTGAAGGAGCATAACGACCAATACCATTAATTTTATCAAGAACGGTATCAGCAAAAATGTCTGGAGCGTAGCTAGTGCTTCGTTGGGATGGCGCAATAGATATTTCGTCGCTAGCAAATGTTATTCTATGACTTAATTTTCCTTCTGTTACAAACGCGGTCACGTTACGCAAATCTTGAATGCCTCTGTTTGCAAACATGCTTAACGAAAAAAGAGAAAGATCCTTGTACACTCCTGTGCCTAGTTCGTTTACAGTAGAAGCTATTTGTTGCTCAGTTACAGCCGTCAAAGCCAGCTCGGGTCCACTTTCAAAACTAAATTGAACCTGCGTGTCAGTGTTAACTGAGAATACGTCCCACTCATTCGTAAGTTTGGGTCCGCGCTCCTCAAGATTTGGAAAACCAAAAGTATTGTCAACAACAATATTGTCGACTTCGATTTTTGTTAAACTGGCTTTTTCAATGCCGTTCCACCAAACAAATCCGCCAGATTTGTCACCAACGAGAATGCCATTCTCAAGGATATCCGGATTATTGTTCTTTTTATTCATTCTTTCATGGCTATCTAAAACAGCAAATGTTTTTTGACCGTTTTGTTGAATCTCAGACCCAACATCGTAAACAGGGTCAAGCTTAAAAGCGTATTTTGCGCGACTTGGTGCGTAAAAATTAAAATCGTTGTAGGCTTCACTTTCTGAAGACTGACGTATTGCAAAAAGAGCCGGATGCACGGTCCAACCATCATCGCCTTGATCTGCTTTTTTGTACGAAAATCGGAAAAAAGCTTGACGACCGTGAATACCGTTATCGCCTAATGAATATTTTTGGTCAGCTGGCGTATCCCCATACTTTAATTGACGCCCTGAAACTCTTCTAAACAATTTTGATTTGATTGAGAATTTGACTTGGTCTACTTCGCTGACTGTTTCATAAGCAGCAGACTCAGCTTTTACCAAAGCTTTGACGAAGAAGTTGTTATCAGCAGAAGCTATACAGTCGTCCCACTTTTTTAAAAACCTTTTGATGTCCCTGATCGTTCCTTTCTTTTTCTTTTTTAAGATTGCAAATGCGCTTTCAATTGGCTTGAGAGAATTGACGTCTACCATTTTTTTGGTTGAGGGTAAGCTGTCAAGTTCTGTCTCTAGTTCGTCACGGCCTTTGCTATAATCTTTTGGAGATATTTCATTCCTACCTCTGTTTTCAGGGATTCTTGGAGTCGTAAACGCTGTTGTCTTATCCTCTAATCTATCTACAATTTGATTTCTTACTTCTGCAGCAAGTTTTGATTCTCTCTTGGTTTTCAGAGCTTCCCATCTTTCAAGCTGTTGATCTATTCTGTCTACCCTTTTTCCTATAGAGTTTTTGCCGACTATACTCGTGATGGACGGAAATCTTTTTATTGTCCCGCTTGGCGTATTGTTTTCAAAAGCAGTGTCTTTAAGCTTCGCTGATGCTTCTACGTTGGTTTCGTCTATTTTTGCGTAAAGATAGTCGCGAGTTGTTTTAATACTTTCAAGACGTTCGTTGATATAGTAAAGAGTAAATTTGCCAAAGTCGTCTGTCTCTTTTCCATGAGTGCCGCGAGCGTCAGCTCTGAGCCTGTTCTCCATGTTCCAGCCCAGGCTTTGTTGCAAGTTTTTCGACAATTCCCCAGGATAAGCTTTCTGATCCCAGAACTCCGCCCCTTCCTTATAACTAAAAGCAAAGCTCCAAGGAGTTTCAATATCGTCGTCAAGATCGCCACTTTCTATAAGGCGTATAAGCAAGTTCAATCTTCTTATGTCTTGCCTTAAAGTTTTCCTTACGCTTTCAGTTTTTACAGTTAGAGGATCATTTAACTGTCTGCTTTCCAGGTATTCTGTGTATTCTACTGAGCCTGCAGTATCAATGCTTAAGTTTCTCTTCTTTTTCGTTTGGTCGACCCATGAAACTTCAACAGCATCTGTATAATTGTAATCAATAACGCATTTACCTAATTTGTAACGGTCTTCTCCCTCGACTGTAGAATTATTTGTATTTCTCATAGGTTTTATATTGTACTGGTCGGCTATATTTTTGTCGTCAGGCACATTAGTGACAATACCGTCCTCATCTTCGTCCTCTTTAGTGTCGCTAGCACTTGACACAAAAGAACCACGGCCGGAAGGGGGCACTGCCTCCTCAAGCTCATTTTTTAATATTTTTAAATCGTTTTGTAGCTTTTTCTTTTCCGCTTTTACGTTGTTTACTGGTATTTCACTTCCATAATTAAAAGACGGGCATAGTCCTGTTTCGACGCACTCAAAGTTTGCAGTTACGTCGCCATCATCAGGGTCTCTAGAAGGCTGTGACTCAGAGCCAGTGCCAAAGCTAAGCAAACGAAACTTGGCAGACCCCAGCATGTAGGTGCTTCCAAAGTCCAAAGCATTTACTGCTTGACGACGAAAATTAAGCGCTAAGGGCGCAACCTCATCGTCACCCCCATCTCTGTACTCCTTGCTTTCAAACCGAACTTGAATTTTATCAGCTGCGATCTCATTGCCGTTTTTATCCAAACGTTTTGGATTGTATTCATCTTTAGCCTCCCATCCGTCGCCCAACAAAATAATGCCAATAGGTCCATCTTGTTCTTCACCTTCGCTATCCCTTGTTTGCATCTCTACCTTGATGGGCACGGGATCATAGATGCCTAGAGAGGAAGAAGTTGTCGGTGAATATGCTTGGCTAAAGCCCTGCACACCGTTCCTGGTTGCATTTTGATAGCTTATGATTTGACAAACATCAGAATCTTCAGCACTTTTTAAATCGTCTGGATAAAAGCCTAAATTATCTTTTTCAGTATCGCTGAAATGTGGTTGGCCTTTAGTAAATTCTCCGTCAGCGTACTTTGGGTAGAAAAGAAACACTGTGGACGGATCTAGTTGGCTAAGAGCTAACGAGCCAAACGCAGTTCTGTTTTCATCAATGCTTTTGATCTGTGCCGCTCCAAGGATGAACAACAACTGCATAAATTGCGATGAGCCAAAATTATCGACTGCCGACCAAACTAAGGAGCCGCTAACCCGAACGCCTCCGTCTGAGTTGTCTTTTTTGCTGGTATAAACAAGGTTGACTGGATCGCCGTAAGCAGCCAGCTCTGGAGCGCCGTTAAAGCCAAAAGATGGTGCGAAGCGTTGCTGCCTTGTTCTTAGCTTATTGCTAGCCCCAATACTGGGAATGTTTGGTTTAGGTGCTAGTAGTGCCGCACCAACCTGAAACAAAGTGCCAACAATTGTCAGGACTAACATTGCCGTAGCTCCGCCGTCTGCCCCACGAATGTCAAGTGCAGTGCCAGCTTTTGGATCCTTATATTCTTGCTGGAGCGCAACAAATTCCAGATACTCTTCTTTGCTTACCCCCAGCGCCTCAATCAGCTGGTACTCATAAGGCAGCAGTCTCCGATTCATCAGTTCAACCAGAAATAATTTGCGCTGACACGCTCCACTGGAACGCAAACAACACGCTTGCCTGGAGCGATGCAGATCAAACCCCGATCCGTCACCGTTCCAAGTGCAGCGTTGTCTGTACCAGCAAGCAAAGCAGCAGCACCAACTTTTGGTATCTTAAGCCGCTTCCCGCTCTGAAGTAACCACCGAGCCATTTGACTTGGTTTAAGCGTTTCAGCTGAGTACAGCCAGTAAACCCAACAAAACTGCTCTGTGTAGTCCGACAACCCAAGCCGTGAGCGGATTTCACAAAGCAACTGAAAGCAATCAGTTTTATTTCGTCCGTCGGCTGGGTGTGCGCCCCAGCAATATTCCAGCCCAATTAAGTCATTCATCGCAATGACAAGTTCGACTCAAGCGGCAAAATACCCACGTTTCTTTCTGTCAAGGTGCGGGCTGGGAAGCCTGCTGCAACACCGTCTAAGGCAGAACGAAAGCGAAGCTCAATCGTGTCATCACTAAATGACGCTCCAATCCCGACGTAATACTCGTCAAACCCGCCACTTTGTACTTCTCCGGCTGCATTAATAAATCTCGTGTAAACAACTAACTTGCTCAGCCTATTGCCATCGCCTTCTTCTACAAGCCGCACTGCATACTCAGAAGCAGGCAAAAGAAGCGTGACTTGCTGGTTATCTGCATTCAAGCTAGATACACCACCTTCAATCTCGAACGGGACAAAGCTGTAGGAGAAGCTACCAAGCGTTTTCTTCTCGTTTATGAAATAATTTTGGTAGCGATACGGTGGTGTACCGGTCGGTTTTGTAGTTGTTTCTAGTTCGAAGAATTGGCAAATTCGGATTTGATTCTCAGACATCAGGCGTCAATCTCCCCTACAAATTCAACGGAAACGTTACTAAGCCCTGCTTTTACGCTTTTAATTTCAGGGGGTTTTGCGTATCGCCAACTTACATCTGCCCCCGTAAAATACGCTGAAGAAGTTCCTCCCATTCCCTGAAAAACCTCATCTGACAAGGTAAAGCCGTCAAAAGTACCATTAACACTATCAAAATGGTTTAATATTTGAGATACCGTTCCACCTTCTATTATGCCATTGAGGCGGACCGCATTGTCATCGCCAATATTTTGGAACTGTAGCTTCAAGATATATCGTGTCTTCTTGTTGCCAAAAGCACGACGTACTGTCGCACCAGACATTGCTCGGTATGTCTTGCTGGGCAAATCGCCCATCGTCATGCTTCTCGCTGACGGTGTCATCTTTGGGAAAGCACTAGCCATCAGCGAAGACCAATCCGGGTTCTAGTTCTAGGACTATTCTGCATCTTATCCAAGGTCATGTTCATACCTCGTTTTGCTCCGTCATTAGACGCTTGCTTACGAGTGACTGCCATTGCAGATTCAAGCTGCTCACGGCTGACGTATTCCGTTCCACCAATACTCGTTGTCTCGAAGCTGAAGTTCATGGATGCTGCACCGCCTGAAGCAGGAGAACGACCCATAAGGGAGCGCATGTCCTCATTACGCATGACACCGCCTGATTGCCCTGGAACGAATAGCTCTGGGCCACGCTCTCCAACCAGATAAGGCTGACCGCCTGAGACTGGGCCTCCATTTGCTCTGCCCAGTTTGCCGCCTGGCAAGAACATTTTGGGATCAGCAAAGCCAGGACCAGAACCAAGATCAGGTAGCGGACCAGTTGTCAATGTGCCCTGCTTGCTTGCTGCCTCTACAGCACCACCCCCGCCACCACCAGAAGCACCAGCAACCGCGCCTAGTGCTTTTAATATCGTTTGATAAGTGATCATTACTAACTGCTTGGCAATAATTTGCTTGGCCATATCCAAGAAGTGATTAGCCACCGTCTGGAAGAAGCTACTTAAAGCTTCTTGAGCGCTTGCCTTGCCCGTGACTACTTTCATGAATGAATCAGAGAAAGCGTCACCAATTGCGCCAGCCGCTAACTTCACTTGATTTGCTGGATTGACCAGTTTCTTTAAAGCCAGCTCCGCATCAGCAGCGTCTTTCCCAATCTGTTCCGCGAAAGTTGGTTCTCTCGAGCCTTCTTTTGCCGCTCCTACTGCTTTATCTTTAGATCCAGAAAGGCTTTCTTTGCCTTCCTCCAACGCCTTCAATTCTTCCCTCATCTTAACTTGATTTACCAAGCTTTGTGCGGTCTGCTCTTCTTTCTCTGACTTGCTTATTGCATTTTTTAAAAGCTCAATTTCTATATCAAGCATCTTCTCAGAAGACGAAAATAGTTTCTCTATTTGCATGAGCTGCTTGGCTAGCTCCGGATTGACACCCTCGGCGATCAATCGTGCATATTCCTTATCCAAACGAACCTTTTCTTGAATACCTTTAGTGATCTCTTCAATTGGTTTTGTTGCTTTCGCTATTATCTCGTTGGTGCGCTCAGACAGTGCTAACGCTTGCCTTTCGTCAAGTAAACCTTGCGCTTTAATGTTTGCCTGAGTAACCGCTTCGATCTGTCCTTCTTTCTGGATGCTAATAAATTGAGCCTCAAGGTCGCTCCTTTCTTTCGCTTGTCTTGCTATTAACTTGCCAATATCACTTTGCTGCTTTTGTATGCCGAGCTGATCTTGCAACTTGCGAACAATGTCGTTCGCTCTGTCGATACGACCTTGAGTCTTGTCGGTGGTGGTGCGACTGCCTGTGCCGCCTGTGCCTGATTCAGCCGTAGGGGCACCGTAATCAAAACGCTCAAATGGACCAGTCAAATACCCTTCAGCAGCACCTTGACTAGGGTCAGTGTCAGTAATTTGATTTAATTTTGTTCTAAGGCGATCGACTTTTTCATTCAATCTGTCGACTTCGTTTTGCGCTACATCAACCCCAAAGTCACTGCGAGCTGGAATGGTGTCCTTTTCGAGTTTACTTCTTTTTGGAACTTTCTTCTGAGCTTCAATAAGACTTTTTATCGCCTCATCTCGTTCATTCTCTATTTTTAATAAGCTTGCAGTCACCTCAGCAACACTGCCTTTCTTGAGCAAGTCATTAAATCTTTGTTGTTCTTTGGAGGCGTTAAAAATAGCGCCAGCAAGTATTCCAGCCCCCACTGCAAGTGCCGTGAATGGATTGGCTAGAGCGGTTGCAATTAACTCCCCTTTGATAAGAATTAAGGTCGCTCTTATGCCCTTAAGGCTTGCAACAATCGCAGCAATTTTTGCTGCAGCGAACACAGCGAAAGCAGTCGTTGCCGCTACAACAAGAGTGTCTAAATTTTTCGCAAGAGCAAGGAATAAATTGGCTATTTTAGGAACATTTGCTGTTAAAAACGGAGTTATTTCTTTTATAAATGCAGCGAATGCATTCTGAAACTGCGCTCCAATCGGAATCAAGGCAGTTCCAATTTCGGCTTGCATGTCTTGGACCGCAACAGCCAATCGTGCGCCAGCTTCTGCGTTTGAATTAGCAATTTTAGAAGCAGTGCCAGAATAAGTGTCTCCCAACTCAACAATAAAATTCATTAACTCATTCAACCCAACCGTTCCAGCCTTTAAATTCTTCTGTAGCTCAGGCAGAGTCATTTCGTTCGCCTTCGCGAACATCGTCACGGCACCTGGGAGGCGCTCGCCCAGTTGCCCAGAAAGTTCTTCTGCAGAAACCTTGCCTTTGGAGAAGACTTGAACCATCGCCGTGATAGCACCCTTCACGTCCTCAGTGCTGCCGCCAGTGGCCTTAATTGCCGCAGTAACGTTTTTAAAGGTTGTCTCAGCATCTGCAATGGGTCCGCCAGCGCCAGTTACGGCCGCAGTCAATCGAGTTACTCCTCGGACTGCATCTCTTTGAGGGACATTGAACCTTTCAGTAGCATCCCGCGCCGCATCCAAAGCACTAGCGAAATTAGCTTGACTTGCTGAAGCGTTGCCCTCAACTCTTGAAACACCTTCCAATGCAATTTTAAGCTTCTCAATATCAGCTGCATAATCAGCTGCACCACCAATAGCCTTCCTGATGCCACCAACTTGAGCGCCGATTGCGGCGCCTGCAAAAGCTCCCTGGACACCACCAAACGCACCTAGTGCGCCACCAATCGCACCTTCAGGCCCACCAAAAATGCCGCCAGAAATAACCGCGCCAGCCACCTGTGTTGCTTGACGGGCTCCACCACCACCGCCTTTGCGGCCTTGAGCCTTAGTTAGCTGCTTTTCATATTTCCCAATGTCAGCAGTTAGCTCTTTGAACTCCTTGCTATTAATATCTGCTTCTCTTCTTAACGCCCTTAAAGCTGTTACTTGCCCGTCAATAGTGCTAATGCTCCTATTGCCTTGTTTTGCAAAGTCATTTATTGATCTTCTTACTTTCTCTATGGAAGGAGCGGTCTGGCCTGCTGTTACTTTTAAATTTTTTATTGAATTTCCAATCTTGTCAATTATCTGCCGAGAGCCAGATCCCGCCTTGAAATCCAGCTTGATGGAAAGAGTTTCAATTGCCTTTGCCATCAGAGCGTTTCCTCAGTTCCGTTAGGGCTGCCGCCTCCATTATCTGGAGGCGCTCGAGCATGTCTCTACGATCCTCCACATTGTAGAGGCCAAACAAGCCTTCGGAACCTAGCAGCACCTCATACTTCAAACCGACATATCCACTCATCGAAACCTGCCACTGGGTCTGCAGTCGGAGGAACATGAGGACTGCATCCCAGTTCTCCTCCCAAACCTCAAAATCCGTAGACTCCTTTGCCTTCGGCTTTGGCAGACTTATTCCAAAAGCAGCTGCATCATCACTGGACTTATCCTCGACTTGTTTGCCGCCGGACGCCCAATAAATCGCAGCCTCTCTTAGTTTCCCGACTCTGCTCCCTCATAGGTTTTGGTGTAAGCCGCAAGAACAGCTTTCACCCAATCGACATCATCAGAAAAAGATTCCAGCTCCTTGGTCGAGAAAGGGATGGTCTTGCCAGATTCATCTTGAATACCTTCCCAGCCGACCATCACTTTCTTCAACAATGGCAAGCCAGAATCCTCGCCCAACGAGTTAAGTTCAGAAAGCTTCACTCTTTTGAAAAGAGCAATAAATTCAAACTTATCAAATTCGCCTGGACGATCTTCACTTGGTTCTGTTACCTCAACGGGCCACTTGAAAGTTTTGACCTTTTTACGTACGAAAGCCACTAGGTAAATGCGTAAGCAGAATTAGCTTACACAAAAAAAGGGAGCCTGAAAAGGCTCCCAAAGACACAGACTGAACTGATCAGGTGTAGATCAAATCAAACTCAGCGTTAGCGGCAGAATCAGGCACGCAAACATACGGAATTTCAAGCATTGCAATCCCGTCTTGGTCCCCATAGGACACATCGCCAATGTCTACCTTTGAAGAGGTGAACTGAACAATGTTTCCAGCGGCAGAACCATGAGTAAACTGAAGGTTACCTAAAGCTGCGTCGTCATCAACTGCAGCAGCAAAGAAGTCCTTCGTGGCAATCGTGACTGCCTCGATAGAGACCGAACCTGATACAGAACGATCAGTAATTAGCACCTCTTTTGCTCCTCCTACAAATTCGCGATATGCCACTTCAGTACCTAGCTCTAGGCTGAAGGACTGCAAAGCCCCTGCATACGAAAGCAAAGCAAAGCTGCTTGTATTGCCATTCTTGAAGATCAAGGGATCATCTTGATTGGCATAGGTGGGCGTTGGCAACGCAGTGTCGTCAGGAGCGTTGTAAATACCAGTGAACGTGAAGTCCAGTGATGGGATCTCCCCAACAGTTGCATTCAACGTGAATGTGCCCCTGCAACCAGTGACCTTGTGACGAACACCGTCAATGTTGTAGTGGATGGTGACACTGTTGAAACCGCTGGACTCAGGCTCGTACTTGACTGAAGTGTTAGCCGAAATGGTCTCACTCAACCCGCAAGCTTGAATTGCTTTGCCATATTGAGGAGCCGTGCCCGCGGTGCCTGATCCTGCCAACTCAACACTGAAAGAGCATTCAACCTTTGTGTTCGCCAGCAAAAGCTGAGAAGAACCCAAATAAGGACGAATCAACTCACGGCTGACGGTATCACTTGATTGTGGAGTGATGCTTAGTTCCCTTACGAGAACTGCGTCGGCTCCGGTCGGTGTTGGATCCGTTCCGTAAGTCGACTCCGTCTCGATCAGAATCAGGCGCTTTCTCAGTAGCAGTGCCATCGGATGTTCCCTGGGATGGTTGTGGTGGCAGCGTACGCATAATTAAAGTGCGAACGCCTGTTTCGGGATCCAGCAGGTAGCTCCCGCCTTGACCACTGTGTTCATCTGACATGGTAAATGGAGGAGCTGGTTAGGTTTAAGAGTAGCTCGCCTGAACTATTGAGTTAAATCAGCAACTTGAGTGCGATATCGAACGTCAAATTCGCATGAGATGATCCCCGCTGGCTGGTCAGCCTCAATTAACTGATAGCTCGTTTGGGCTGGCTGTACATCAATCGCATATCCGCCCAACGTCAAATCAGACATTATCTTGGCGTGCAAAGATTCAATAGTGTCATCAGCCGCTTGGTCGGGCACTGTTGCTCGTTCGATAACAACAATCCTGATGCGAAGAGTCCAGTCCAGTGTTGGCAGACTTGTGTTCTGGACTGGAGTATCAGATACAGGCTCAATAATGATTGCGGGGGATTCGCCCCTGCTCATTGGTTCTGCACGACTTCTGTAAATCCTCGTGCCAACACCCGTTGTCCCGGCTAAAGCCGTGGTGATGGCAGCAAGAATGTTTTCGCGTTTTGTTGTCATCGAATTAATCCTTCATTAGCATCACACGCATAATCTTGCCATCGTCAAGCAGCATTGGCTCGCGCACCGTATAAGCCACGCCCTCAACAGTCATTGCATCTCCTCTTGAGACGGTTGAGAAATCAGAAGTCTTGACCACAACTGCGTAATCAGTGGTCAGCACAACTCCATCAGCAATAATTTCATTGGGCGATTCAAAGTAGCCAACACTTGTTGTTGATCCTTGAACGACTGGAACCGTAAAGCCAGGCGTGTCAAAGAAAGCGTTTAAGTCTTCGGTGAAGGCAAGTGCCATAAAAAAAGACCCCCGGATCACCGGGGGTTATGAAACGAATCAGCCGTACTTAGGGGCTGCAAGGCCAAGGACGCTAACTGCGCCTGTGCCTGTTCCACCTGCAACTGTCACTTTGCATTGGACAAATCGCTGGGTACTGTCACTGTTGAAGACCAGTTGTTCAACCAATGCAGCGTTTGCGCCAGTGGTCGTAAATGCGGCACCAGCAACGTCAGTAAAAGTGCCGCTATTAGTGTCACACTCAGTGACCTTTACCGCGTAGGTAACGCCTGAGCCGCCTGCTTCAGCGTCTAAGCCGAGAGCAACGTCTCCTTCATAGTCTTCCAGATCGACTACCGATCCAGTCTTTGTTGCTGCCGTCACATCATTTGCGACGAATGTGAGCAGAGTTGTTGCTCTGCGAGTGTTGCCGATGCTCATTCCTTAGTCCTCTTGCGAGTTGTGGTCTTGGGCTTGGGAGCCTCTTCTTCAGAAGGCTTTTCTTTGGCTGCAGGCTTAGCCTCACAAGCCTCAACTTCTCCCTTGAACTCGACAGCTTTGCCGAGGTTGATCAAAGTTGCAGCTTGCTGGTACTCAACCTCCAAAATGGAGCCCGCCGAAACGGACTCCCCGGAGATCATCACCTGTCTCAGAATTTCAATCTTCATGAGTCAGAAACGATTTAACAAGTCACCTGTTATCAGGTGCCAAGGCAGAATGCGCCAGCTTGCTTGACTGCGATGTCAAGATCCTGGAGCGCAATGATCCGAACAGTGCCAGCAGTTGCGCCAGCGTAAGGATCAACCGTCAGGTCGAGGCCAGACCACATGCCCATGATCATCATGGAGAAGTCACCAAACAGAGCATCGTTGTTAGCGAGCTGGT